GAGTTTGCCATCTGTATTCCCCACGTGCGTTATCTACCATGATAACATTTTTTCCACCAAATGATGACATTTGATAAAGAGGCATTTCTACCTTTTGAGCCATAGCCCAAAGATCCACTGGACCAAGATCCATTGGCTCTGCATCTTTCAGCATGTTCACCAAGTGGTAAGAATCCACATGGGAACTTGCGTTGTAAGCGGTATCCCTAAGGAATATACCATTGTTCATTACTGGAGTTGCCATTGTATATATTAATTTAAATTGTTACTAATTAAAATCTCTTGAACAAATTATTTGGTCTAGAGAGTGTTCTTTGCGGTTTATTACCTGCTCTTCTTGGTTCATCAGATTCTTGAACACCAGAAGAAGTAATTTTTCTTGCCTCTTCAGTTTTCAATTGTCTAACTGTTTTTTCTACAGCAGCTTTAGAACCTTGATCTTTAATTCTACTTTTATATCCATCTGGATCAGAAAGTAACCAAAGAGCTTCTGAAATTAAATCATGTCTTGGTTCTACAAACTGATACTTTTCTAGAAGGTGTCCTAATAAATTAGTTTGTCTTCCTGAAATAGATGGATAACTTGGTTGTACTAATCCTGAGTATAACATACTCTGAGTTTTCTTATCAAGTTTAATTCCATTTAGCTCTCCTGAAACAAGAGTATTATATACATTCTCAGTATATACTCTAGCTTGTTGAGCTTGTTGTTCTTTCTTGTGTTCTTGTTCTGCAAGCTTTCTAGCCACAACTTCTTCTTGCATTCTGTCTAACTTCGGTTTAAACTGTTGAGCCTTTTGCTCTAGTCTACCCATGTCAGCCCAGTCATTGATCTCTGCTTCAATCTCTTCTGGTGTACCAAATCTTGTAGCATATAAGTATTGTCTTGCAATCTCTGCTTGATCATACTCATTAGTTGGATCAAGATCAATTACTTCTTCTACTTCTGCAAGAGTTCTAAAAAGAGATTTAAGATCTGTACCACCGTCAGCTACATACTTAGCTGCTACTTGAAGTTCTTCAGGAAGAGATTGAAAGAATTCTCTTGGAGTAGATTCTCTTACTTTGTTCTCTCTTTCTTGGAAGTTAGCTTCAAATAGTTCTCTAAAATCTTTGGTAGTATATTCTTCTAATGGTTTATCATCATCAAAAGGAATAAGTGTACCTTCTTCAATCATTTTAAGAGCTAACTCAGAAAGACCTGACTTATCTACTTTAGGTCTTCCTTTGTTTCCAGTCTCCTCTTCTTGACTGATCATGTCATCAAGTTGAGCAATTGCTTCTTCTACTTGTTTAGTAGAAGGTTGTGCTGCTGCATCATCAGAACTATCTGCTGATTTGTCAAGGAACGTGGTGTCTAAATCCTGTGGTTTTGAAAACACAGACTTTGGACTGTCATCTGAACTATCTTCTCCTGCCGGTAACATTACATTATCTGCACCTGGCATCCCAAATAGTTCATCAATATTTACATCTACCTGGCCTACCGTTGTAGTATCCAGCACCTGATCTTCCTCAGGATTTTTTGTTGGTTCTGCCATGTTTGTTGGTTTTGTTTATAATTTAATATACAAATTAAACTTCAAATATTTAAAATGGGCTTGATAATTTTTTGGACTATATAGCTATCCATTATCTATTTCTTCTCAGAAGATTTTTTATCAAATCTATTTTTATTTTCTCTAGCAATTTGTAACTGTTTATCTGCTATTTCTTTCTGAGCTTGTAACTTCTGTCTTTCAAGATCCATCTTCTGGGACTGTCTAAGATTTTCATTACTTTGTTTCTCTCTCTGAAGATCTGTTTGTTGTTGATACTGTTCAGACTGTCTAATATCTTTCATAGCATCTTCATAGTCTGATTGCATGTTTTTATTTACATCAACCATAGAACCATAACCAGCAGCTCTAATTTCAGCAACCAAGATATCTCTTTGTCTATCTTTTTCTTTTTCCATAGCTTGAGCATCAAGTTTCATTTTCTCAATTTCTTGTTGAGATTGAATTTGTTGCTGTTGCATTTGTTGTTGTTGTTGCATTTCTTGTTCTTTCTGAGCTTGTTGTTTTTGTTCAGAATCTTTAAGAGCTGTGCTTAGTTCAGATATGGATTCAGATTGAATAACTTTACCAAGATCATAGATAGATGCTCCGGTAGTATTGTTCTGCATTGCCATTTGTTTAAGTTGCTCAAGAAGAGCTCTATGGTTTGCAGTAGTACTACAGAAGATATTAAGATCTCTCATTAAAAGATCAGTACCATTAATTTCAAAGTTTACTTTTTCATCTGCTCCAGTAATATAACTTAGTCTTGCAGATGGTTTAGTTGAGTTATAATACTGAGCTAGGTCAGTACGCATTTGGTGTACCCTAGGCATTAGATAATCACAGTGTTGGATAAAGAATACCTCTGTCTGTGCATAAGATGCAGCAGCTGCTTGTTCTACACCTGTAGCAGTCATTTGAGATAACTGTTGTCCCATTCTTTGTGGGTTCACACCAATTACTTCATATGCCTGTTGTTTAAAGTGATTAGCTAACTGAATCCTTGACATTAATCTTTCTGTCTGAGCAAGATCAAGTTTCTGGAAGTGCTGGAAGTTTAATGCATTCTCTGTATTTGTAATAGAAGTATCAAGAGGAAGGATCTGGAAGTTCTTCATTGCTACATATGCATTAGCATAATTACCTTTACCCCAGTCTTCACCAAGAGAGTGCTTAGGTAAAGTATTCTGATCAAGCATAATTACAGTACCAAGTTCATCTACTAGAATATCTGCAATCTGATTGTTTACAATGTTATACCCAATCTGGTATGGCTTCATCAAGTCAATAAGAGCAGTTGACTTAGTATTTCTATCTGAGAATACAGCTCCTTCTACTGGAAGTTTACAACCATACAAACTATTGTCTCCTTTAAATTGGAACTTAAGTGGAGCAATATGATTATTTTGTAGACCAATATAGATTGGAGAGAACCCACCAGGATTATTCATACCCCAGAATGAAGGAAGGTTTGGACCAATTTTAACACCACCCCAAACTTCATTTACCCAAATCCAGTCAATATGTTCTCCAAAGATTACATTATCTCTTGTCTTATTTTTAAAGAGTCTTGTATCATATACAGGTTTGTCAATTACTTTATAAGCTTCGGTAACAATTTCAGTTAATACTTCTCCTGTATCAGTTACTTTAGTTAAGTGTCCAACTTTTCTCTGAGACTTCCAGTAAGCTGTTGTTACTCTAAGTAAGAAAGCAGTACCTTGATCAAAATAATCTTCTCCTTGTGATAAGATTTGATTTACAATATCACCTCCATTATATACAGAACCTGCTGCTGCAGTTGTAAATTGTCTGTATGCTAAAGAAGGCATATTAGTATTCCAATCATGTGACTTTGTAGCATCATAGAATGAACCATCATTCTGTAGTCCACCAATGTTATAACCTGCTGATCTAATTGGATAAATTGCTTCAAGTGCCTCAAGTTGCTCTTCAGTCATGATATAACCATACTTATCAATAACATCAGATACTGTAAGCATGTCTATTTTACCTACCCAGTTACCTTGAGAAATATATCTTGCATCCGGAGATTTGTGATAGAATGTAATTGCAGGATTCCAGAGTTCTACTTCATAGTCATCTTCCATCATGTGGAAGTGCCAGAACTCTCTATCTGTAATGAGCATATCACGGAAACCTCTTTCTTCAAGTTCATCCATTTTAAACCTCTCAACATCTACTTTATGTTGGTGAGTTGCCCATTCTTCAATCATTGATCTGTAATTCTTTTTAAAGAATTGTTCAATCTCAGGAAGACTTTTAAGTTTATCTGGTGCAATTTCTTCTTGAGCTTCTGCTGAGTTTGGATCTAGTCCTTGTTCAATGAGTGCTGTAATAACTTTTGTTTGAGCATCAGCAAGAAGAGTTTCTTCTATCATTACTCTTTTCTGCTCAAGCATTTCATTATATGAAAGCTCATCAATAGCTCTGTATGTAAGTTTAGTAGATCTTTTAGCAAATTCAGCTACCAGAACATTAACAACATTTGGAATAATAGGATAGAACTTTAACTCTAATACTGAGGGATCATCTTTAGTAAGTAGATCTACAACATCTCTATATTCATTGTTTTCTTCAACTATATAATCTGTTCTGTCAATAATACCTTTTGCAAGCTTATAATTTTTCATAAGCTTACGGGCATTTCTACGGATTTGTTTTAGACCATTCCATTCTAACCAGTCTAAGTTCCAAGCTGCCCATTCATCATCTTTTTCTTTTTCAGGTAAAAATTGAAGAGGTTGCATAACACTACCAAGTCTGTTATGCTGAACCTTAGCACCCTTCTTTAACTGTAAAGCATTATATACCTGCATATTTATTATTTTAAGTTCTTAAAGGCTGACCTATTAAAAACTTGACCGTTAATAACTTTAGACCCATGTCCCATATGACGGAACGGGGTTCTATTTAATTTAAACAAATTATTTGACTTTTGCAAGTTTTTAGAAGCATCATCCATTACTACTCTTTTAGAATAACCTCTGTTAGCTTGTTGTATTCTCATAAATGCAACTAGTGCTGCAAATGATACAAGTCTATCCACGTTGACTCCATCAGCATACTCTTGCATTTCTTTAAGTAACATGGGATCCGGGATCCTCTCTATTCCGTACTTTGTACGTACAATTGTACCATCTGTTTTAGTTTCTATATCTAGTTCTTCTTTACAGTATTCAATAGCATAACTTAATAAATGAGCCTTAAATAATGTACCGGTGTTTTTCCAACCATACTCTTGGAATACGTTAGCATTTGCACCAAGATCTTTTAAGAATAAGATCTGACTCTTAGGAACTAAGTATCTCTGTTTCTTTCTAGAGATCATATACTGGATAAATAATGAGATGTTATTCTCTATTACTGTCCATGCATTGTACCATTCTATAATTAGTTCTAGTCTCTGGTGAGTTTTATTGATATCATCAAATCTACCACACCAAGCTGCTACAATCTTATCTGGTTCTATGTATGTTTCTGTTTCTCCCATAGTAACTCTAGTAACTTCTACCGGAGCTTTCATTATATAGATAGAACAGAGTGATTCTGATGTTGTAGTCTTACCTTCTGACACGGGGTCAATAGATGCATAGTACTGTCCAAAAGTTGGATCCTTTATTGGTCTTTCCCATACAACAAGTACACCAGTTTTATCTTCTGTTTTCTTACTTATAGGAAACTCTTTAATTGGTTGCTTATCTGTAGATTTCACAGCTACTTTACCATTTTCATCTGTAAAAATATCTAGAAACTCATAAGCATATTCTTTCTCCTCTATTCTTCTTGATTGAGCAGCAACTAAGTGTGGAGGAAACACAGACACTGTTCTGTGTGCAAATGCTTCTTGAATGTTTCTTGGGTGCTGAGAAATACGTAACTGATAGTCTTCTGGAGCAAGTTCTTTTTTCCATTGCTCAAACTGTTTGTCAAGAGCTTCTAATGCTTCTTCTACAAGTGAATTACCAAAGTCATCTATGTATGGAGGCATTGACCATTGCTCAGGAATAAACAAACCTGACAAACCTACAGTTCCTTTATTATCTATAAGATTACTTTCTACAGCATAAATATCTTTAGAAAGTGGGTTAAGAATCATTTCTCTTAATGGATTACACTGAGACAAGTCACCCACAGATCCTGCTGCAATAAACATACCTGTAGTAACCATACCTGAGCGCATAGCCGGGCGCATGTACTCATATGTCTGGTCCATCTTAGGTGCAATCCCTGCTTCCTCATGGAAGAAGTACTTTACTGGACCCCCTACACCATTTGTTGGATCTTTCTCAAATGACATACCTTGTATGGTACCCTTAAGACCAACCTCTGTTTTTCTATCTCCTTTTCTTACCTCAATCTTTTGTTGCCACATCATTACCTTGTCTGGAGACATAGGTCTATACCATGCAGTATGTTCATTTAAGAAAGCTGCATATTCCTGTAAGAATTTCCAGGATCCTTTCTCATTGATGTAGTCTTTAAGACTTGCTCCCATCTTAAGAGTGACCCCAGCTTCAAACCATTGTTGGTTTATAAACTTACCCATATGGTAATAAGAAGATGCAATCTGACGTTTCTTAAGAATAGCAGCATGTTTATAGTTTATCTCAGCAAGTAATTCATATAGAGCCATATGATACTGAGCATCTCTAATTTTAGCAAAGTCAAACTTCTGTTGTTCCTTATCAAAGATTGGTAAGAAGTTAAGCCACATATAGTATTCTCTTGCAAGAAACCATGTGTTAGTATCATCTTTTACAATTATCCCCTTCCTGCATTTTGTTTTTTGATCATCCCAATAGGATATGAAGTCTTTTGATTTGAATGGGGCTGTGCAATATACTCCTGTATCTCTAAACTTTCTTGACTCAGATACAAATACCTGATTAGTTGTACTGTTGAATCCGTAACTACCGGGTTCTTTGAAAAGCCCAAATATGAAGTTACTGAAGTCTTCTCTGGATTCAAAACTTGTGGTTGTCCATGTTCCATTGTCATAGGTTGGTATGTCTTGATAAATCTCACTCATAATTAACTATCATAAGCTAATCCTTGTCCACCTCTTACTTTGCTTGACTGCTCATCCTGAAGGTCTTTGTACACCCCTTTAAATGATGCTCTAATCTGATCAAAGTTTTTGGCTGCAGCTACTAGTGAATTAATATTTCCATCTCTACCAGCAGTAATTGCTGTTGTCTCCATATATCTAGCTAATCTATCTAACATGGATGCCATTCCTTTATATGCTCTAGATGTTGGTGTTTCATACATTCTTTCACAGAATAAAAGGGCTGTATGTATATCATCATCTTCTGTAGAGAATTCTGCTTCTATTTCTTTTAGTATAATATGTTCTTTATCATGCTCCGGAGTATGAAAGAAAGGATTCATATCTGGATTGGGACATGTCATATAGAACAAGTATAAGTATATTTTAAGGTAATCATCTGGATAGTTATCCATTACATCTTTAAGTGCTTTTAAGGTATAGCAGTGTTCCGTAGGAATTACTTTACCATTTTGCACATCAAACAGTCTTATTAGCATGTTACTTCTTTTTAATAATGTACGGATTATCTTTGAGATAATTAATAACTGATATCACTTCATCATAAAGATAAGGTACCGGTATTGGTACTACTTCTAATACCTTTGGTTCTCCATTCTCATCTAATTTAGAAATAGGATAACCATATTGGTCTTCACCATCTGTTTCAAATATAATGTGGTGAATGTATATTTTTCCTGGTTGTAATTTAGGATTATGCTTTAGAATAATATACATGTAAATACTTAACTGTAAAGCATAATGATTAAAGTTACAATCATCTAAGTGATCTACAGGAGAATACATCTTCTCAGAAATTCCTTCCCAGTTCTTAAATGATTCTGTTTTAATCTCTTTATTAGTCTTGTAGTCAATGATATTAACTCTACCATTGACTACTTCAACTAAATCTGATTGGCCACATAAGCCTGCTGACTTAAGATAAACCATATGTTCAGGATATACTCCTGGTTCTAATTTTTGTAAGGGGGCAATCTTTAATCCATTCTCTCCTTCATATGGTTTAAATATAGGAATTGTTACACCTTCTCTTTCTATAGATGCAAATGAACATAAATCATTCTCTCTCTGATTATGATAAAAAGTACCTAATGTAGTAGCACGGGTAGCTTCATTATCCCATATCTGAACAATAATTTTAGGATCTACACCATACCATTTAGATCTTTTACTCTTACTTACTCTTTCAGCAACCTTCTTTGAGTCAAAGGGTTTCTTAAGACTAGATATAAGAGTAGTTACACTAGTCCATCTGATTTCATCATTTGGATCTACACTAACATAACTGTGATCTTCTGCATTAAATACTATACTCATAGTTCATCTAATTTATCTTCTTCTTCTTCTGTAGCAATTGCTTGCCATTTACCAAGAGGACATTCTGAAGAAAGAGATCTAGTTTTAAAAGTTAATGAACACCCACATTCATTGCAACAAGGAGCTGTACCTTTTACTGCACACTTTTTACCTTTACTTGGGCATTCATCACAGACATCATATCTCATTCTTGCAACATCTTCTACAAACTCATCTCTTACTACTGAGTTCTTAATGCCTTCAATAATAGCATTTCTATTCTCCCAGATTGCTTTCAGTGCTGCTTTCATTATTTTTATTTTTATTAAACTCTTCTTTTCTTTTCTTCTCTTGCTCAATCTTTACAGTTACTTCATTTAATAACCGTAACTTTTCTTCCATAGCCTTTTTGTTATGATATGCTCTAAATGTAGATACATCATGGGTAGGAAGCATTTTGGTAAGTTTTGTTATATAAACTTCTGCCAGTTTCTCTTTTATAACAAATTGCCCTAGACCTTCTACATTTATTCTAGGATACTTAAGATCACTTAATTGACCTCTAAGTTCTTTATAGTAAAAGTCTATAAGATCAGCTACTAGAACTTCTTCTACATTATTTTCTTCTGAAACTTCTTTGTATAATATGCTAGACTTCTTAGGATTCATATCTTAGGTATCTTGAGAATCACTTCCTAAAAACTTGTAGTCTAACAAGACCGTTCCTTCTGTTTGAACTTTCATATTTGGGTTCAACATTATAACTTTCTTGTTACTATCATCTCTTACAATAAGTTGATTCTTCTCAGATTTATTGATACTATTCCTAACTGTTTGTGGTGATTTAAAAATCCAGCCTTCTTCTGAAGAAGCATCATAACAAAAATCAGTTAGTTCTATAGGTTGATTAAAACTTAAAAGTGTTAAGCAATCCAAGTCAGATTCACTTAGTGAAACTTTATTAATGTAGCAGTGAGTAAGAATCTGGTACTTTACCAAATCCCACTTAGGCATTTTCACTCTTTTCTGTACTTGGTTTACTAAAGCCATGACTATCCTTTTCTAAGCTTTCTTTTACCCTGCTCAGGTATATTTGGTTCTTTATCAATGTCATGATCAGAACCTGCTTCATCTTCTTCAAGCTCTGCTTCTCTTTGAGCTTGTGCCATCATAGCATACTGCATCTGAATGTTAGTTCTTTTAAATCTTACCTCATCAATCTTCATGAGTACTTCTTCATACTTAAGTTGTGCTTCTAAATAAGGTAAAGAATCAGTATAGAATTCAAGCATCTGTTCTTTTTGAGCAGCCATTTCTTCAACTGTTAACTCTCTTTCTTGTTGGTTTTCCATGATGTTTAATTTAATTGGTTTACAACAAATATACAAAATAAGTTTAAATGTATATTGTTTAAATAAAAAATCCAGGCACTATAAGTACCTGGACTTCTATAAGTTGTATGTTACTATTTTCTTTTTGGAACTTTTTTAATAGCTCCACCTTTCTTTTGCTGATCTAACATTTTTTTAAGACCTAGTCCTGCTGCTGCTGCAGCTGCTGCTGAAAGAAGAGCATTACCTACTTGTGATCCAGTTACACCTACACCACGGCTACCATATTTCTTTCCACATCCACCCTTTTTCTTTCTTTTACGTTTTTTACCATCTGCACCCATGTATTCTTCCATACAAGAGTCATCTGAAGTACCACCCATTTGGTAACTCTTCATAGAACGGATCATTTGATTTTTACTATGTATCATAACTATCTGTTTTTAAATGTAAAATTTAAGATTGTAAAAAGATAAAAGTCTCTAGATATATCTATCTCAATAGATAAGATGTCAATAAAAGAGAACCTTACTTTAATAGCTAACTTATCCCATTGTTTAGAATAAGTATTCCAACCATTTCTGAACTTCATACGTACTTATTTATATGGAACATAGGTAGTTTTACCACCTGCTTTTTTAGCTTTAAGAATCTGCTTACGTTGTTTACCTGTAGACTCATAAGATACATGTACCCAATCAGGATTAGTATCTGTACCAAATTCCCAGATAAGTTGATCAAACTCTAAGTTATCTTTAATGTAGTTAAAGATTTGAGCATTAGTGATTGCTGTACCATCCATATCAATATCAATTGCTTCACCTGTACAATGTTGTGAAGAAGCAGATCCTCCAACAGCTTTATTAAGGGCTGCAGAACGGTATCCTGAACTAATATGAATAGGAACACCAAAATGTTCACGGATTGGTTGAAACACTTTCTCAGCCAATAATTTAAAGTTTGCAATATGTGCATCTGTAGGCATATTACTTACTCCTTTTCTTTTAGCAGTTTCTGATCTCATTACTTCTGCTAATGATAAATTTTTACTTAATTGCATGATTGTTTATTTTAATTATTCTACTACTTCTTCTTCTGAAGGTTCTTCTTCTTTCTTAGCCTTTTCTTTAAGCTTAAGTATTCTACCTGCTGTTGTAATACCAAATGCACCTAGGGTAAGTAACATAAAACCATCAAAGATAAATTCTTTAATGATTAGTTCATTACCAATAATACCTGTAATTACATCTACAAATAGAACAAATACCATTGCAAAGAATGATATTACACCTACAAAAGCTTGTTCATTAATCTGATTATCATCTGAGATTAACTCTCTAAAAAATTTTTTCATATTTACATTTTTAAAGGAACCCTAGTTACCTTAGGTCTCCTTGGTTTAACTATATCAGTTTCCCACCCTTTTGGTGGTTCTTCCTGATCTTCATAAGGAATGATTACATCTTCACATCTAAAGAATATTAGATCTCCTGTGTAATCATCCTTTCTTACTTTATACTGACTTAAATCTACAGCATAAAGCATTGTATCTTTCCATGAGTAATAAATCCAGGTAGAGTTAATACCTGCATCTAATAACCAATGTTCTATTATATCTAATCTCTTTGCTATTACAGTATCAAATACAAAGTTGTCAATGACTTGTGTTTTTTCTATAAGTAAAATTTCTTTAACAGCAAGTAAACTATCTCTGGTTGCAATGTCTAGTTTAAGTGCTGCTATTTTAGCTCTTTGTGATTCAAAGATATTATTAATGTCATCTGCCTGTTTAACAGTTAAGATAACTACAGAGTCACCTTTGATTACCGTCTTCAGCGGGTAGTTTGATTGGCTGAAAATCAAACTGGTCACCAGTAGACTGCTTATGAACAATATCCTTTTCATGTGCTAATTCTTTTTTAATATCTTTTACTATAGATTTTGTACTATCTAAATCACCTATTACTTCTGCTACCATATTCTCAAGATTAGCTTTATCTTCTACCAATTCTTGATTCTCAGCTTTTAATTGACTCACACTATGTGTAAGTTGTTTATTTGCTGTAGTAAGTTGTTTATTCTCTCCGGTAAGTTTTACATTGTCTTTAACAACAACTACATGTTCTGTACCACTTGAGAATATTTGTATTACTACTAGAGTAATAAATAATATACCAACTATAAGTAGTTTCTTTTTCATTTCTTACCAAATAGCATCAATACAGTTTCTTTAAGACTCTTTGAGCTTTCAGTGCTTTCATCTAGTTTCTTTTCTAGATCTTCTCTATATTCTCCTTCTAAGTCTTCTACTCTTTGTCTATAATCTTCTTCACTCTTAATAAGTTTATTAAGAAACATCCAACAGAGATATCCTAGGCCTAGAACTGCAAAACCTAATACTCCATATTGAGTCAATACTTCAAAAGGTCCAAATGACATTATTTCTTAGTTTTTCTTCTGGTTGTTACTTTTTTTTCTTTAAGCTCTTCTTTTAGTCTTGCAGATTCATCAAGATATCTTTTGATGAATATCCAAGCTACATATCCAAGAGCTAATACTGCTAAACCTAGCGGACCATAGTCTGCTAACTGTGCAAATACACCAAAGTCTGGTGTTCCTGAGTTTACCGCTGTTGTATCCATTATCTTTTTAATATAAGTTGTTTAACTGCATCAGATAGTTCAGAAACATTTTTTGCTAAACTTTTAATTTCTAATTGAGTTTGCTCCTGAATAGCCTGATATTTTAATCTTGATTCCTGTTCTACAAGTTCAATCTTTCCTTTTAGTTTACCTAAACTTTCTGTATTGTTTCTAACATCTGAGTGAATCATTCTTAGAAAATATCCAATAACTCCTGTTACGGCTACTAATCCCCACTGTACTAACTGTGTTACTTCCATTATTTAATAATTAAACCTGTTCCTAATAAAGCACTTAATAAGACAGATATATTTCTCTGTCTCTTAAGTTTCTTGATATCAAAAGCCTGAGCTGTAATGATTGTATCCTTGCTATTGATAATATATCTCTGAGCTTGAATAATTGTGTCTTGGTTTTTTATTATTAAGTCTTTCTCCTTATCTCTACGGTATAAGACATGGATCATAGTATCCTGGATCTGAACAATGTTAAAAGTATCTTTAGAGTCTCTTACCGCATCTAACTGAGAATGCAGGTCTAGTAAACCTGCATTAAGTTCTGCAATAAATTTATTACTGTTATCTATTACTTGTCCTTTCTCTCTTATTAATGTTTCTTTACCTTCAATTCTTCTTTCAATAGTTTTTTGTTTACTTACTGGATAAACCTGTTTGGGATTTCTCATAAGTAAGAAAATACACATAACTATCAAGCATACTTGAAGCACTGTAGAAAGATTAATATTAGAGATCTTAATATATTTCATAACTATATAATTGGATTTGGATCTGGTTTAGGTTCAAATTCAATGAGAGGTAATGTTTTGACCCAATCAAAATCTGCATTAACACAACCATTCATTTCTTCTTGACTAATGATCCAGTTATCATTAATATCTTGGATAGGATAGAAATAACTATCCGGTGCATATAGTTGACCTACAAGCTGGTTCTTTTGTTCTTCCGTAAGTAATCCTACATATATCATACGTTTCTACCTAATGTTGTTTGAAATGTATTTACAATAGTTGTAAGGCTAACAGCTTCTGCATCTGACAATCCTATACCAATGTGTGCAAATGCACATTCCTTATTTGAAAAATTTAGTGCCCCGGCATCTCTATTATTGTATGCAAAAAGAAACATATTATATGGTGGGGGGTCAAAACTAGTTGTTCCACTAGCACTTGTAGCTCTAAGAACTCCTTTTATAAATAATTTATTTGATGTTGATGTTCTTGTAGTAATATACATACCTGTACCATCAGTATCAGTTGTAGTTATAGCATTTGGAAATACCCCATCATTATAGTTAACCGCACCCAATGAACTATTTGGATTACCTACATATCTAATTAACATTCGGGCAGAAGTTGCTTCAACAGATGGGTTACCAAAACTACCAATTACATTACCACCTGTGACATGGCTTCCACCAGTTCTTGAATAGTAACTCATTGAAATATATGTAGGAATTGGAAAATTGGTCACATCTGAGTTAACAAATGTATTAGCATATCCGTTTACACCATTTGGTAATGCTCCTGTTGCTGAATGTATTACACCCCCACTAAAAGTTAATCTATAAGC